CATAACAGCGTCTCCGCAGTCGCCGCAATAGCCCTTTGCTATCAACAACTTAGCCTATATAGCTATATGTTATAACTATGCTGCTTTTTAGTCTAATTTAGCCCTATTTTGTATCTAGGCGGGTACACCAGTAATTAAAAAGCTACGCAGCCCTCCCCCGGGGTCTCTAGCATACCCACCTCAGCCTGTCAAGACTTAAGCGTGACCAGTAGAGGCTTTATAGTCACCAGAGATTCTGTACAGGTAAGAGAGAGTGTGGTAGTAGGTACTACTCAGCCCTCATGACCAGCTGAGCCTATTCAGTCACACTAATACTTGACAATGCTACCCCGTCAATGCTTTGCAGGTTTATTGCCGTGACTCAATAGCCTGGTCTGGTCACGTTAATGTTTGACTTCCCCGTCTCTTTGTAGTATTCACGCGCGCCCGCTCCTTATACTATGACAGCAATACAGTTATTCTATTGGGTTATATGCTTATAACTAATTGGTCTTAATCTGGCTTGCATTTATATTGACTCTATACTTGTCTGCGCTATACTGAACCCATCAAGACAACAAACAGACAGGACTACATAACAATGGATAACCAGAGACAGATTGAGATTAACAGGGCGCATGCCTACCTAATCCAGAAAGAAATGGAGAAGGAGCTTAAAAGACTAGATAGGGTATATTACTTCGTGATAACTCTGGCCGTTACTACTACATTGGCCAGTATCATTACCTACATTAACCTAAATTGGAGCGTATGAGATGGACTACATAAAAAACGATTACGAATTACAGCAACTGGCCCTCAGTATTGCGCTGGAAGCTATTGAGGAAGTTAAACAGCACGGTGGCGATCACTATGAGCTAATAGACCAAGCTGCTGCTAGCAGTGAGCACGCCATCTACACCTATAAAGCTATCATGTTGTGCGCTAACTGTTGCACTGCTGATGCTGAGGCAATGCTCGACGATAACGGATGCGAGCGGTTCGACTCATTCGCCCACCATGCAAGCGTATTAGCTGAGGTTACAATACAAAATGCGGCATTGCAGGAATTTTACGAGTTAGGCGGGGAGGTGGCAGCATGAAAATTGCAAATAAAGACGGTTTCAGGTATGGCGAGAATGCCTATCTAATAGGTAATGAGTTCGGGTTGTTATGTGTCGCCTACGGTAACAATGAGCAGGAGGCGCTGGATAATGCGGTTGATGCTGATTGCATGGACTCTGAGTTAATGTCAGACTCAGACCATGCTGAATATGACGCTAACGGGTGGCATGATTCCTTTATATATGCAGGCAATGCCAGCGAGCCATTTTGGAGCGAGTACCTGTGGATTAAACCAGCAAACGAGCGAGAGAGGGCAGCATGAATATTAAAAACGAGATTAGAGAATACCACCACCCAGACACTTTATTGGAGGCAGCACTTGCAGCTATAGTTATGGACGTACAAGCAAACGATTTAACAGCGATTGAGGAACTGCTGACGTTTATACATCCAAACATCTTGAGGGGTTATCTCCCTGAGCCGAGCGAGCGAGAGAGGGTAGACCATTGGCAGCGCCTGCGCGCAGACTATCCAGCTATTGAGAGGGCCGCACAATGAGCATTTTAATACAACCTAAACAAAACTATCGCTGCGCTAGTTATTCACGGCCAGCGCTAGATAAAAACAAAGTTTACAGTGCTACCTTAGCAACTAACCAGCCTGACTACATAGAAAATGGTCTGGTATTTTGTGGAGATTATTTACTGGGTAAAAATGAATATTATTTGGTAGATGTTGAAAGGGCGGCCCAATGGTCTAAATAATTCCCCGTAGTAGTCCAACCATTGCCCAGTGTTAAAGCTGGGCTTTTTTATGCGCCTAGATAATATATGGCGATTTAAGGCCCTGCAATGCTACCCAGTACCCTAGCACCTGGAACACGCTAAAACGTCTTAGACGGCTTTATATGGCCTTATAGGGCTATAACTAAAGACTACTACCAGTTGCTGCGCCATAGGCTCTATATTGCTGGGTGCTGTAGCCGCCAGAGTCCCTATGCGGCTCGAGAGAGGGCGAACCTGTTTCCCGTAATAGAGGGCTTAATCATCTTACAATAGGGATAGGCCATAGCCCTATGCAGATCATTCTGGAGGGAGGCATAGCCCTATGGATACCATTCTTGAGAGAGAGCTATAACGTGACCAGAACCTGGTATTGGGTCACACTATAGGGCTGTAGAGTGTTGAACTATTGAGAGAGAGAGCATCTAATACCCTGAACATTAACCAATAGAGAGAGGACAATGGATTTTGCAGATATAGAGAATGACCAGCTTCGCACTGAGGCTATAGAGCGATATGTTGTATGGATTGAGAGCTTACCCTATAGAGTAGGTAGAGCTGAGCAGGATAGCATCAGAGAGACTATAATTAATGATTTGGAGAACTAACAATGAGAGTATTAAATTTATATGCTGGACTAGGAGGAAACCGTAAACTCTGGGAGGGCTGTGAAGTAGTAGCAGTAGAGAGCCACGAGAAGATTGCTGAGGTTTATCAGCGCGTACACCCATTAGATACCGTTATAGTTGGCGATGCGCATGAATACCTGAGACAAAACTTTAGAGACTTTGATTTTATCTGGTCTAGTCCACCATGCCCCACCCATTCCAGAATGGCTAAAGCTACACGCCATAAAAACCGAAACTATCCTGATATGGGGTTATACCAAGAGATACTGTTTCTACAGCATTTTTACAAAGGTAACTGGGTGGTGGAGAATGTTAAGCCTTTTTATGATTTTCTAGTACCGCCAACAGTGACAGTAGGCAGGCATTGTTTCTGGTCTAACTATGAGTTTGATGCTGTAGACGTTAAAAGACCAGAGAATTTTATTAATTTAGCTAATCTGGCAGGTAAGCAGGCTCTAATGGATTGGCTAGGTATACACTATGAGGAGAACATCTACTACAAAGGCAACCATTGCCCTGCACAGATACTACGCAATTGTGTACACCCTGAGCTGGGATTGCAGATATTTAACCAACAGAGAGAGAACTGATATGAACGTATTCACTGGCCCTAATGACCTGTTACATGGTGATGAGCATCTAGAGGAACTAGAAGACTGGGAGCTGCGAGAGAGATTCTTTAATGCTCTGAGAGACTTAACAGAAGCAGCAGATACTGTAGAGAAACTGAAAAGCCCTAAATGGACTCCTTACCCTGAAGATATTGAGTATATGGAAGACACTTTAGAGGAGCTGAAGTACTCTTTAAAGTAGTACCTGCTGGTAGTTGTTGCTAAAGGAAGGGCTGTTTTGTTACTATATAGTTCTGAGGGTAGCATAAATTTTAACAATCAACAAACGGGATTTTAAAAATGTTTAAAGAATATATGATGAGTGGAACAATGAATCCAGAAGTGCAGGCAGTGTTTAAAGCTGCTGCTGATATTAGCAATGGCGTATTCTCACTGCAAGAGGCTGCAAAGTTCTACAAAGTACCATCGCCTATTATTGTTCAGTTTATTGCTGAGAGTTCAGAATATGATATGGTGTTTAGCAAGGTGGGTGATTATGATTCTAACAACTAGAGATAAATTGGTGTTACAAGGTAAACGTGTTAGAGTGGTGGGGAGTTACAACATACCTGAAGAGAGAACGAACTACTGTAAACATCCAGAGCAAACAGACTGGACTAAACCCTGCCCAATATGTAAGCGCAGGATTCGTGTAATAGCAAAGAATATGGAGAGTAAAACAGCATGGTTATCTTAGGACGCAGTTTGACTATAGAGTACAGACGGGGCGTAGGTTTTGACCTAGAGTTCCCAGACAGCAGGCCAGTGTGGGTGTTTAACAGCTTTACAGAGAGCATAGAGGTCATGCCTTTTCAAGGTGTTATCGTACATCTACCACTTTGCCTAGTCAGCTTTGGCAGAGTATATGAGGAGATTTTTGAATGACTGAAGCAATCCATCAACCATGCCCTGATTGTGGCAGTAGTGATGCTTTACAGATCAATAAAAGCAGTACATATTGTCACAGTTGCAGAAAGTACACTAAAACGGGAGAGGGTTATTACCCTGTAGAGGTTCCAGAGAACCACGACCCTAGACCTAAACCAAGCTTTAATGCTGTTGAGAACATGTTAACCACTGGTAAGTACCAGAGTATCGTATCCAGAGGGTTGACTACAGCTACAGCTCAGTTCTATGGGATACTAGAGACCCCAGAGAAGACATACTTCAGCTACCACCACCCAGAAGACTCTCTGGTTCCTATAGCGGCTAAAATACGGCTACCTGACAAGCAGCACAGCATTGTAGGTGAGTGGAAAGATGCAGGGCTATTCGGACAGCATCTATTCTCTGCTGGTTCTTCTAAGTATGTCAC